TTAACTAAAACAGCAACATCATCAATGAGACAATTGATTGATGCTGGTACTTTTGCAAATTTACCTGGTGGTTTTAAAGCACATGGTCTCAGAGTATTAGCACCAGATGAACCTATTGCTCCTGGTGAATGGAGAGAAGTTAATAGCCCTGCAGGTGATCTAGGTAAATCTTTACAACCTTTACCATTTAAAGAACCTTCAGGAACATTATTTAATTTAATGCAGTATGTAGTAAATGCTGCTAAAGAGTTTGCTGACTCGACTGACAACATAGTAGATCAAGCATCTAACTATGGACCTGTTGGTACAACTATGGCTTTGCTAGAACAAAGTTCTAAGTTGTTCAGCGCTGTGCACAAGCGTCTGCATAACGCCCAATCCAAAGACCTGCGAATCTTAGCGAGACTAGATTTTGAGTATCTTCCTGATCTGTACCCGTATGAAGTCGCAGGTGGTGCACAGCAAGTTTTTAAAAATGATTTTAATTTAAAATCAATAGATGTCTTACCAGTATCAGATCCTAATATGCCAACAGAGGCACACAGGATTGCAAAGATAAATGCAATTATGCAAATAGCTCAACAAAATCCAAACGCATATAACATGGAACAAATAGGTATGGAACTGTTTGCAGCTATGGGTATTGATGAGCCACAAAGATATTTAAAGAAAAGCATGCAACCAATAACAGCTGATCCTGTTACTGAAAATATGGCTTCAATGAAGGGGGCACCTTTAGCACCTAGACAAGATCAAAACCATGATGCGCATATAGTGGCGCACGCAGCTATGATGCAGAATCCTGCATACAAAGAAAACTTACCTATGATTCAAACATTAGCGGCACACATACAAGATCACTTAGCTATGAAATATAAAGGCGAAGTAATGCAGATGATTCAAGATCCACAGATAAGACAAGCTGTAGGTTCTGGTCAACCGTTACCACCTGAATTAGAAAATCAAATAGCTTTATTAACAGCTAATGCTTCTGACTCATTATTAAAATTAGATGAAGAGAAACGAAAAATTATGGCGGGTGAAAAGAAAAATCCTCAAGAAGAACAAGTAGAAATTCAAAAAGAGGATTTAGAATTACGTAAAGCTAAACTAGCACTTGATGCTAAAAAACATCAAGATGAAATAGCATTAGAAGAAGCTAAAGTTATTATTGATGATGAAAATACAGATCTAGAAAGAGAACGTAAAATGGCAAAAGATGCTATGGACATGGCTAAAGATGGTATTAGAAAAGCAAATATATCTATAGAAAGAAGAGGTATGTAATGCCACAAAAGAAAGATCCAAGATTAGCTAGAGCTGGTGTATCTGGTTATAACAAACCTAAACGAACTCCTAACCATCCTAAAAAATCTCACATAGTAGTTGCTAAAGAAGGTGACAAAGTTAAAACTATTAGATATGGACAGCAAGGAGTTACAACTGCAGGCAAACCTAAAGCAGGAGAATCTAGAAAACAAAAGATGAGAAGAAAATCTTTTAAAGCTCGTCATGCTAAAAACATAGCTAAAGGAAAAATGTCTGCTGCATATTGGGCTAATAAAAGTAAGTGGTAAAGTTTAGATATTTAATTCCATTATACATAGTTGTACTGTGCATGGGTGCATTTTTAAATTTGCATGCTGAAACGAATACCGTATCAAGTACGGTTGTGACCAATTCAACACCACCTACGGCAAATGCGCCAACTATTATGAATAATAATAGTGATATATGTAAAGTTGGTGTAGGGGCTAGTGTGCAAAACAATGTTGTAGGATTAGCTACAGGTGTAGTTATTGATGATGAGTTATGTCAAAAATTAAAACTATCTAGATCTTTATATTCAATGGGAATGAAAGTTGCAGCAGTATCAGTATTGTGTCAAGACTCACGAGTCTGGGATGCAATGACCGATGCTGGAACCCCGTGCCCTGCACAAGGTTCTATCGGTGCTGAGGCAGCTCAATACTGGAGTGACAATCCAGATGAGATTCCAGACGGCAGTAAATATAAAACAGAATACACTCAAGCCAACAAACCAGAACCCAAGGAGTTTACTGATGCACAAAACGCTGCTTTATTTAAAACTTTATTTGTACTTACGACAGGACTTCTATTGTTTTAATGCATGAAAAAAGAAGACATATTTATTTGGGTTGTATTAATTTTAGTATTAATACTACCATTTTCTTTAAAAGCTAATACTTGTTTACCTGACATTGAAGGACTTTGCACCCCTGGTGTAACTATTACAGAAGACACACAAGTAGAAGTTACTGAAGAAGATAAAGGCATAGAAATTGTTACAACCACTACGACCACTGTAACTACTACAACTACTACGGTAACAAATGAAGACTCTGGCGACATCTTAGATGGTGACACAGGATATGTAGTAACATCTAAAGAAGGTGATATGGATTCTGATTGGGGTGGTCAAGGACCTGCAAGTATACCTAGTGGAGGTTCTTGTTATGAGTTAGGCACAGACAAATGCGCACAGATTACAGGCTCAGGAAACAATACATCTACAATGGGTGTGTCTGGAATGGGTACTACATTTATACAAACAGTAGACATTTCTGATTTAGAAATAGATCGTGGAGGAGCGGTTAAATATACAATAGAGGTAGATAAAAGAGATGCTCAAGATAGAATATACATGCACATTACAGGACTTAATGGAACTAGCCAGGTCTTTTCAGGTACTGACATCTTGTCTGAGTCTGGAATATCAACAGGCTACCAGTCTTATAACGGGTCTTTCGATTTCAGTGGTGTATTAAATAAAGTAGTTATAGAAATTGGTGGTAGAGATATTAATCTTGCTGTCGGTCCATTATTTGATGACGTAACAGTTAATGTATTTTATAATGTAGTTAATACTATAATTACTCAACAAATAACTACACTAGAAGAAATATATTATTTAGATATATTTGATCCAACAGAATTAGATTTTGTAGAAGAAGTATTTGAATTTAATGATGTTATTGTAGATGATGCAGGAGATATAGAGTTTGCTCCTATAGAATCACAAACAGAAGATGTGTCATACGAAACTGTAGAATTAGAAATACAAGAGTTTGAATTAGATATTCCAGAACCAGAAGTAGTTGATATAGAAATAGAAGCTGAAATGGAAATAGAGATGGAAATGGAAATGGAAGTAGCAGAACTAGAAGAGACAGTAAATGAACAACCAACAGAAGAAGAAACAACCGAACCCGATAGCGAAGCTACTGAAGAACCCACTGTGGAAGTTGAAGATAGTACCGAGCAAGAAGATATACAACAGGAAGAAACAGAAGAGCCTGAAAAACCTGTAAAAGAACCTAGTGCAAAAGAAAAAGCAGCAACTAAGATAGTAAAAAAGATGGATGATAAAGCTAGATATGATGAATCTAATCAAATGAAAACATTAATAGTAATGCAAATCTTAGGCAATACTAAAACATTTTTTGATACTCAATCAACAATACAAGATACAAATGTTAATGAGTATTTAAATAAAGTAATAGACGATCCATATGGTGGTCTATTTATAGCAGAACAAGGACAAATAATGGAGGATATAGTAAATGCCCAGTATTGAGTATAGCGGTATGAAGATAACTGGAGGAAAGGTGTTTGCCATCTTTACTCTACTAGGTGCTCTTGGTGGTGCAGCTTGGACTGGCTTCACTTTTTACCAGGACTACCTTGATATGAAAGAGAAGATAACTTTATATACCGAGCCAGACCTTTCCCAATATGATGAAGGTATGGCAGTATTAAAATCAGAGATAGATATGATACTTCAAGAAATAACCATAATATCAGATGTAGCTCGTGATATGCGTTCAGACATGAAAGCTGATTTACGTCAAATGAACGGAGACATTCGACACATAACTGAAATTGTGAATGACGTGGAAGACAGACAGAAAGAAGATGCTAGAGAACTGTTAGATGAAATGAAGTTATTAGAAGATAGTCTTGATTTAAAAATAAATAAAGCTTTAAATAATCCTTTATCAGGGTTGACATCTAAGAATTAATTACTATATAATACCTATAGCTGCCGAAAGGAGCTAGTAAACTTTGCTTTCAAAGGAGGTATATTATGACAAGCTTAGAACAATACAATCCATTTTGGATAGGATTTGATGATGTATTCAAAAGGATGAACTCATTCGAGTACACAACATTCCCACCATATAACATTAAAAAAGTAGACTCTGAAAACTATGAGATAGAAATGGCTGTCGCTGGTTTTGCCAAAGATGATGTAAAGGTTAAGTATGCAGAAAATACTTTAACTATTACAGGGCAAAAGAAAGACAAGCAAGACTCAAAAGAACTGCTACACAAAGGAATATCTGAAAAGAACTTTATTAAAAAGTTTGAATTAGCAGATGACTTTGTAGTAGAAGAAGCAGGGTTGCAAGATGGTCTACTTTGTGTTAAACTTAAAAAGATAATTCCTGAAGAAAAGAAGGAAAAGATTATCGACATTAAGTAATCTCACTTTCGGGGGTGTCTTTATAGGTGCCCCCTTTTTAGGATACAGGAGAACACATGCTAGATCAAGTTAAAAATTATAAAGAACGTATGCAAAAAGTTTTGGCTGAAGCAATGGAAGCCAATAATCAGCAGCTACTTAGTGGTAGCACTGATGACTATGCAGGCTATAAATTTTTAGTAGGCATAGGGCAGACATTAAACGATATGTCTGATAGACTAGAAACTGAGTATAAGAAATTATACAAAGATATTGCAGGAGGAACAGATGAGTAAACTACCAAAACCACAAGGTTATCGTATGTTACTTAAGCCGTGGGAACCACCAATAGCTACATCAGGTGGTATATTATTATCGGATCAAACAAGAGAACTAGCTAAGTTTGCTTGCGTGGTTTGTGAGGTAATAGATATGGGTCCAGAATGTTATAAAGACATGGAAAAATCTGCGACCACATGGTGTAAAGTGGGTGATTATGTACTCACTGGTAAGTATGTAGGACTTAAATTCAAATATGAAAATGAAGATTATTCTATCATAAATGATGATGAAGTCGTGGCTATTGTACCAGAACCAGATAAAATAAAACATAGATAAGCCCTTGCAATATTACCACTAAATGTGGTATTATATTGTCCATAGCGTGAAACGCAGTTCGCAACTGACGGAGGTATAAATGATAGAAGACCCAAAACAAGAAGAACTTAATCAAGAGGAAGAACTCGAGATTGAGATTGATGAAGAGGGGCACACAGAAAGCCCTACTGAAGAGCAGCCAGCTCCAGAACCAGAAACCCCAGAAGCAGAAAAAGAAGAAGATGAAGAGCCTGTAGAGGAAGAAACATCTGATGAACCTGAAGAAGAGGAATCTGAAGATAAAAAAGTATATGGCAAAAGGGCTGAAAAACGCATAAAGCGTTTAGTAAAACAGCGTAAAGAACTACAAGAAAAGCTTGAAGCACTCGAAGCTGAGAAACAAAAGTTTCAACAAGAGCGTGAAGAACTGTCTAGTAGAACTGCTGAGTCTGAACTAGAGGCTGTAAAGCAATATGGTAATAGACTAAAAGCCCAGGAAAAAGAAGTAATAGCTACACTTCGTGATGCTAAGAACAATAACGACTTAGAAAAAGAAATAGAAGCTACTGATAAATTAGCATCTATAAAAGCTGAAGCGTTAATAGTTAAACAGTATGAAGAAAAAGCTAATAGAACTTCTTCCGCAAAAAAGCAAGTTTCATCTGAAACAACACAAGAGGTACAACCACAACAACCTACTCCAGATAGAAGAGCAGTACAGTGGCAAAAAAGAAACTCTTGGTTTGGTGGGAACGCTCAAAGCGAAAAGATTATGACGCAAGCGGCTATGGTAATACATAAGGAATTAATTGAAGAAGGGGTATACCCTGATGCAGATCCTGATGAGTACTACAGCGAACTTGATGCCAGAATCAGAACTGAGTTTCCTGACAAATTTAAAAATGTTAGGTCAGAGAAAAAAGTACAGGTAGTTGCGGGAGGAACGCGTACTTCCCCCAGTGGCAAACAGAAAGTCACATTGACCAAGTCGGAAGTAGAGACTGCTAACAAGTTAGGAGTATCTTTACAAGAATACGCGAAACAAAAAATGCGCAGAGATCAAACTGCGGGATAAGGAGTAGATGAATGACACAGGCTACTAAGACAACTCGAAAGACGCGAGCATCGGGTACTCGCAAGAAAACATGGGCACCACCAAGTCGATTGGAAACTCCAAAAGCTCCTGATGGTGTACATTATAGATGGGTCAGAAATGAACTGCTAGGTGAAAGCCATGCAGGTAATGTTCACGAAAGACACCGTCAAGGATACGAACCAGTCAAACCAGAAGAGCTTGGCAGTGACTGGCAAGCGGATGTTTTAGACACAGGTAAACATGCGGGAACTGTTAGATCGGGTGATTTAATTTTGATGAAGGTTGACCAAGAAATTGCAGACCAACGAAATGAATACTTTGCTAACAAGACCAAAGCTGCAGAGGGAGCAGTCAACTCTGAGTTGC